TGTTCGAATCGGATACGATCCATTCTACCACGTTCTTCTGCTGACTCCAGGAGTTGTTGTCCTGGTTGTGTTTGTAATGCCCCAAGTCCTAACGCAGTACCGGCGAGGTATGGGTTAGTTACCAGGGGAAGTGCGGCTCTAGCTGTACTAAGACCTACACTACTACCTACTCTAAGCGCTACAGGTAAAGTTGTTTTAACTATTTTAACTGCAGCTTTACGGCTCCACTTGTTTAGTTTACCCCCAGTAAGGAAGTCCAGACCTTTGTCTAGTGCGAAAGCTGATACCATTATCTCGAGTTCACGTTTAGTGAACTGAGACGGTTTGTATCTAACCATGATTAGTTAGCGGTGAGACTTACTAATAATTCCTGAATTCTACGTAGTGAAAGTTTTTCTGTGTGAACTTCAAACATAAAGCCAACCTTAAGTTCAGCAGTCCAAGCGACAGTTGCATCTACTCCAACATGAATTGCATCGGTCGGAATTATGAATCCACCCATATATTCAGCTGGATTTAGTGCACTTGTCTCTTCTAATAGACCAATAGTACCGACTCCACCTGCGTCATTTACGGTGTTTGAAGCGTATAAATTAGATCTCATGAACAGGGAATTGTCTGACATACTGACTAAAGCAGTCTGTTTTTCACTACATGCTTGTGCACCTAATGACCTTCCACCTATTACTGCGTCTATATCTGGGCCTAGAATAGGTCCACCGCCATCTGTACTGAAAGAAATGAATGCTTTATCCACAACTAGTACGCGACCCTTGGACGGGTCTGTGTACGCCGAGATATCGATATTATCCGAAACATAGTCGGTGCCTGATGTGTTAAATGAAGTTCTTAGAAAGAACGTGTCGCTTCGTGCCATAAGTATACAACTTTGGGTTGTCAACTTAAAGTTTATGGCTGAATTAAGCACTTCTGATTATATAATCTTTACATTCCTTTATCTACCTCTTCTATCCTTTATTCTTATGTCGGAAAAGAGACGATTTGGTCCAAAGACCACAATGAAAGGCCTACCTAAGGCCAGCGTAGCAAAGATTAATTTTTTATCTTTGCCTAAAGAAGTAGAAACGAGTTTTACGACTGGACATGGAATTAATGAAAACTCAAAATGGGAGATTGAAATAGATTTACTTGATCATCCAACACAAGAACCAGGACGAATGGTTTGGCAAACTACAGCCGAAGTTATTCGTAAAGAAATAATGGCATTAGAGCGTACTGATGATCTATTAAAAGATTGGATGCGAAAGAAAGCTTGGAGTATTGAAACTGATGAAAATGGTTTAATCAATATTGTGGAACTATGAAACGAAGGTGTAGTCTTTGTTTGCAAGAAGCTCCGTATCGTTTTGTTACGAAGTACGAACATGGTTTACAACTATGTATAAAATGTCAGGATGTAATACTTGACTTAAACTCTCTCTTCGCCCGAAACTAAAAGAAGTAAGAGTAAAGGATTAGGGGAGTAGAGGGTTGGAAAAGATTAAAGAGACCCTCTAAGCCCCGCTAAGCGTTACGTAAGGACGCAATTATAACTTACTACAGCTAGTACAATTCGTACTAGCATCTGTTCTACAGTCCTGGAGTCATTGAACCACTTAGGTAGTTCGATGTTATAGATCTTACTACTCATCGCTAATTGCGAATTGTTTGTAATTTACTGCAGCTTCTTCTGCTCCAGTCATCTTAACTGATTCGAAACGACAATGCCAATTAACTGGACTACCTGTACCGGCATCCTGAACCATAAGAATTAAGTTCTGTGTAATTACATATGTATCATTAACTATTGAGTAAGCACTTGGGCCACCTCTGGCAATGTTCTCTTGTTCAAATAATGCAGTACCGATTAAGCCATCATTATTAAAATTCGGATCTGTTGGAGCTACTGCAGTCTTTCCAGCAGTAATAGTTCCACACATTTCTGGTAATTCTGACCCTATACTAGTGCTAGGGAATAATTTAAACTCTGTTAATATGTATGCATAACCTTGTTTATACTTACCAAAGTTCAATACTTCAGTCTGTCCGCTAGCTGTCTGTCCTCTCATTACGAATGTTTTTCTCATTTGAATAGTCCTATCATACTGTTGTATATGACCTTTAATGTCTTGGTTTTAGGTCTAACTGGCATCTTATGTCCAGGCTTAGAACCTCGGTTTAGTTTAGCCGCTTGAGCTACTACCGCTTTGAAAGCCTTCTTAGGTGCGTCAATTACCCCTTTTTTGCCGTATGAGGTACTACTCTTTACCGCTTTCATACCTTTAGATACCGCTGAATTAAATTTAGATTTAGTTCTTTTAACCTTTTTTCCCACTCCAACTTCTAAATCTGTTAAAGCTTGTTCGAATCGGATACGATCCATTCTACCACGTTCTTCTGCTGACTCCAGGAGTTGTTGTCCTGGTTGTGTTTGTAATGCCCCAAGTCCTAACGCAGTACCGGCGAGGTATGGGTTAGTTACCAGGGGAAGTGCGGCTCTAGCT